ATGAAAGAGTTTTTAGAAAGTTTAGAAATTGGAGAAGGAAAGGAAAAATTATCACAAGAGATAATTAAAAGCATTCTTGCAAAAAATGGTGAGATTGTAAAAGTTGAAAACAAAAAAATAGAAGATAAAAAAGATGAAGAAATAAAAAATTGTAAATCTACTATTGATAGTTTAAACGAACAATTAAAAAATATTCCAGATTCAAAAGAACTAGATGCACTAAAACAAGAAGTAGCAGACTTTAAAGAAAAGGAAGCTAAAAGAATCGCCGATGAAAAAGAGGCAAAAGAAAAGAGTATTAGAGATGAAAGAACTAATGCTTTTTTTAATGACATTAAATTTGCAAGTGAAAGCGCTAAAGCAGGAGTAATCGCTAAATTTAATGAAAAAAACTTTAACTATGATGAAGAATCTAAAAAATTTTTAGGGGCAACAGAATGGTTAAACGATTTAAAAGAAAAGGACTCTGGAGCATTCCTTAGCGATGTTGCAAATCCAAAATTTACAACAACACCAACTGCTCCAACAAATGACAGTTCTATGGACAAAATATTGCATGCTATGGGACTAGATGAAGAAAAAAAATAAAAAAAGAAAAGAGGTAATAAGATATGAATAGTATAGAATTATTCAAAAAAAATGCGCCTGAACTTTTAGATAAAGTTTATAAGGCTACAAGTACAACATCAGACTTTGATATAAATGGAGATTTAGTTAAGGCTGGTGCAAATGCAAATGAAATTATTGTTCCTAAATTAGAAATGGATGGTTTAGGAGATTATGATCGTAATAGCGGTTATTTAGATGGTGATGTTACATTAACTAATGAAACAGTTAAATTTAATTATGAACGTGGAAGAAAATTAAAAACTGATACAATTGATAATGAAGAAACTGGCGGAGTTATCATGGCTAATTTATCAAGTGAATTTTTAAGAACAAAAGTAGTACCAGAAGTTGATGCAGTTAGATATTCAACATATGCATCATTAGAAGATATTACAGATGTTGCTCCAAATGGAATCGAATATGAAACAGGAGAAAAAGTTTTAAAAGCATTAGAAGATACTATGACACAATTAGATAATGATGAAGTTCCAGAAGAAGGAAGATATTTAAGAATAGCACCAACATTATTATCAATGGCTGAATTTGTTTCAAGAACAACAAATAATGATATCTTAAAAAGATTTGCTCAAATCAAGAAAGTACCACAAAATAGATTCCTTACAAAAATTGAATTAAGAAGTGGTAAAGATGCTGATGGAGAAAGAATTGGTGGTTATAAAAAAGTAGAAGATACTTATGAATTAACTAAAGATACATCAATTACTGCTGGTAAAACTTACTATACAAAATCAGGTAATGTTTACACAAAAGTAGCAGAACCAAATGTTTCTAATATAAATACATATTATGAAATGACAAAAGTTGGTAGTAGAGATATTAACTTTATGATTATTCATAAACCAGCAATGTTACAATATACAAAACATGCAAAAATGAAAATATTTACACCAGATTCTGATGATAGTGGTGATTTCTATAGAATGTTATATAGAATTTATGGTTTAAATGATGCATATGAAAACAAGAGAGCAGGTATTGCTGTTTCTCATAAATAGAAAGAGGTAAAACATGGGAAGAATAATAGGTGAAAAAAAGATTGTTGAAAAAACTTTCACAAAAGAAGAAATAGAAATAATTACTAATGATCTTAATTCAAAAATTGTTGAGTTATCAGAAAAAGTAGATAATTTAACAATTGAGAATATTAAATTAAAAGATGAGAATGATCAATTAGTAGAAACTAATAGTAATCTTAATGCAAAAATTGTTGAGTTATCAGAAAAAAACAAAAAATCTGATAAAAGCAAAAATACAGAAGAATCTGTAAAGTAGAAAGGAGTGATAAGGTATGAAGTCATATGTTGATTTTGATTATTATTCGAAAGAATATAATGGAACTTTAATACCAGAGAAATCATTTCCTAAAATATCAGTAGAAGCAAGTCAAAAAATTAATTATTTTACTCAAAACAGAATAGTTGAAGAAACAAAAGTAATTAAGTATACGACTTGCTTAATTGCTGATGAAATTATGAAAAATGAAAACTTAAAAAACACTATATCTAATGATAAAGAGGTTGCAAGTGAATCAGTAGGACCTCATTCAGTATCATATGTTAATAAGGCGACTATTCAAAAAGAACAAATAAAAGATGATATAACTTTAAATAGATGCTTATATAATATTTGTTTAGAGAATTTACCAAATGAATTGATGTACAGAGGTATAAATGTTTCCAAATGAAATAACTATTTTTAACAAAATAGAAAACGATGATAAAACAACATATCATACAAAACATTTAAAAAATGTTATATGGTATGGTACAGATAACATTAATCTATTAGGTAAAGGTATTGTTAATTCTGATGACATTAATATAGTTATACCATTAGAAAGTTTATCGGATTATAAAAAAGTAAGTGAATTTAACGAATTAGATGATAAGTCTAATTTTTTTACATTACAAAAAGAAGATAAAATCGTTAAAGGTGTAGCAGATGATATTAAAAGTGTTAAAGAATTAAGCAAATATGAGAATGTAGTAACTATTAAAAGCATAGAAGAAAATTTGTTTGGTTCATCTATTGATAACATTTTAATAAAGGGTAAATAATGCATACAGATATTGAAATCTATATGGATCAAGTTTCAATGATACTTTCAAAGCGAGGGTTAGAACCTGGCGGAAGAGTACAAAAGAAATTTACTATTGATGTTAGAAAATATTGTGAACCATATGTTCCTATGGATAAAAAAGTTCTTATAAATAATGTAACCTACGATAAAAATTACGAATCGTTTACTTATCAAAGCCCTTACGCACATTTTCTGTACGAAGGTAGATTGATGGTAGATCCAAAAACTGGAAGTTCATATGCAAGAAAGGGTACCCAGAAAATATATAAAACACCTACACAAGAATTAGAGTATAAAGGTGGTCCTATGAGAGGAAAACATTGGGACAAACGTATGTGGGCAGATAATGGAGAAAAAATCGTAAATTCAATACAAAAATATGTCGATAGAGGTGGCAAATGAGAAAGATAAAAACAATAGATGCTATAAGAAAGTTTTTCAAAAAAGAATGTTCTTATATAGACAAAAAATCAAAATTATGTGTAGATTTTCTTTCAAATGATTCGGTTTGTTTTTCAATAGAACCAGTTCCAGTAGAACCAATAGTTGAAGAGTATATCGATGGTGGAAGAAGAGAGCAATTTGTTTTTGTATTAGCATGTATGTTTCCTTATAACGATGAATTTATGAATAATATAGATAATAGTGGTTTTTTTGAAACGATACAAGACTGGTTAGAAGAATGTACTGAAAATGGAGTTTTTCCTAAATTAGATAGTAATTATTCTCCGGTCGAAATAAAAGCGATAACGAGCGGTTATTTGTTTGGTATTAGCGAAGATATGTCGAATGCTAGATACCAAATACAATGCCGTTTTTTATATGACAAGGAAGGTGAATAAAAATGGAAAAGAGAAAGAGACATTTATGGGCTCAAGGTCTTAAAACAAGCGAAACTACATTCGATAGAATGGGTAAAGGTATTACAAGTCTAGAGTTATCTTATAACGCTTCTGAAACATCAGAAAAATATATAGATGAAGAAGTTAAAACAACAACTATCGATGAATATGCTCCTTCATTTGATGGAGAACAAACTTGTTATAAAGATGAACCTATTTTTGAATACTTAAACAAAAAAAGATTACAATTAGCAACTGGTAGTGATGCAGAAAGTGAAGTAATCAATGTAGACATTATGGATAAACAAACAGATGGTAGTTATACTGCTCAAGTATTTGCTTGTTCTATATCTATCACTTCATATGATGGTACAGTTCTTAAATATAAAGTTAATCTAAATAGTGCTCCAAAAAATGGTACTGCAACAATTGCTAATAAAAAAATAACATTCACAGAAAAAGATTCAGAATAATTAATGGGGGTACAAAGATGTACCCCTTTATTTTTATATAAGGAGGAAAAATGAATAATACAGTAAGTTCAATAACAGTAAAAAAGAAAAATGTATATACAATAAAAATTATGGATGAAAATGGAAAATATACAGGAAATAAACTTGAGTTTAAATTAGATGATGTAGATTTAATGTTAAAATTAGAAAAAGCAGCGGAAGAAGTAGACAAAATAAAAAATAATATTAAAATGCAACAAGTAATAATAAGTAAACGACAAGACGTTCCAGGAAAATACGTATTATCTAAAAATGAACAAGATTTATATAATCTTTATTCAAATGGTTATAAAAATATAAGAAAAGCAATAGATAATTTTTTAGGAGAAAATGGATGTCAAAAAGTTTTTGGTGATACAAATTCTCTTGAAATGTTTGATGATTTAATGGAAATGTTAAAACCTGAATTTTCTAAAATGGGGTTAAGTTTTGAAAACTTAAAAAATAGAATAAAATCTAAATATTCTGATAAAAAGGAAAATGTAATTTGATATTTCCAGAATATGCTGAAATCAATGGTAAAAAATATAAAATAAATACAAGTTATAAGGTTGCTTTAAAATGTTTAGATGTAATTAATGATTCTGATATAACGGATTTAGAAAGGGCTCTTGCAGTCGTTTTTTTATTGTTTGAATTTATTCCTGAAAACGATGAAGATATAGCTTTACTTCTTGAAAAAGCAAAAATATATCTAGAATGTGGAGAAAGTAAAGAAAATCCAGAAGATATAAAAAAAGATATGGATTACAGGAAAGACTGGAAATATATAGTTCCAAGTTTTGAAAGTGATTATCATGTTGACTTATCTAAAACAGATTTACATTTCTGGCAATTTTATTATTTGCTAACAGGTTTAACAGACAAATCAATGTTAAGTAGAGTAAGAGATATAAGAAATTATGATTTATCTACAGTAAATGATGAAAAATTCAAAGAAAAAATGAGATTAGCAAAAAAAGAAGTAGCACTTGATGATGAAGAATATACAGAGGAAGAACAAGAAGAAATAAATGAATTTGAAAGCCTATTTTAGGAGGTGATATAATGGATGGTTCAATTACAATAAAAACTAAAATAGATAGTTCTGGTATAGAGGGACAATTAGAACAAGTAAATGAAAAAATAAAAATACAAGAAGAAAAGTATAAGAATACTAAAGATTCTCTTAATGAGATTACTAATTCACTTAAAACAAATAATGCAGAAGTAGAAGGAATGGTTAGTAATTATGAAAAGTTAAATTCAATAATTAAGGACATGCAAACAAAAGCAGATTCTCCAAAAGGATTATCTACAAATGAATATGATAAACTTGATAAATATATTGCAGAAAGAGAAAAATTAGGAAATAGTATAGATAAGGTAAATGCAAAAATAGTTAAAGAGGAAAGTCAACAAAAAAAATTAACTTTATCTCTAAAACAACAAAAATTGCAATACGACCAATTAATTGGGAAAAAACAAAAATTAGAAGTAGAAGCATTTAAAAAAAATACAATAAATGTAGGAAAAATGAATGATGGTATAAAACAAAGTATAAAAAGTTTGTCAAGATATGCATTAGCATTATTCAGTTTGTCGACAATATACTCATTTTTATCATCATCAGCGAATTCTTGGTTAAGTTCTAACGATTTAGGTGCTAAACAATTATCAGCAAACATTGAGTATATGAAATGGGCGATAGGTAAATCACTCCAACCGGTCATAGAAACATTAGTTTCTTGGATGTATAAACTATTACAACTTATAGGAATGGTTGCAAATGCATTATTTAAAGTAAATATCTTTTCTAAAGCATCAGCAAAGGATTTTGAAAGTTCAAAAAAATCAACCGCTGGAATAGCGAAGAATACAAAAGAAGCAAGTAACAATTTAGCAAGTTTCGATAAACTGGATGTACTCCAAGAAAACAAAGATTCGAAAAGTGGAGGTGGTTCTGATTTCACAATGCCTACAACTGATTTAAGCGGTATGGATATAGAAGTACCAAAATGGATGCAGTGGATTTTAGATAATGGCGATTTGATTATAAGTATTATAGGAGGTGTTACCGCAGCAATATTATTATTAAAACTAGGTGTAGGTGGATTAATTTCACTTGGTATAGGTATTGCAATAGCAGGAGTAATTTATTTAATACAAAGTGTAATTAAATATCTTAAAGATCCATCGTTTGAGAATTTTGGAAAGGTATTAGCCGGAATTGGATTAATCATTGCTGGAATAGCAATTGCTTTTGGTGCATGGCCAGTTGCAATAGCGGGTGCAATAGTTGCAATAATAGGAATAATTATATCGAATTGGGAAAAGATAAAAAATTTTGCACTTGGAATAGGTCAGTGGATAGAAGAAAACTTTGGTTTGCTTGGAGAAATAATAAATGTTTCGATTAAAGATGGATTGTCTGCTTTTGAAGTTTTATTTGGTGGAGTTAAACAAATCTTTGATGGAATAATTCAAATTGCTAAAGGAGATTTAGCAGGAGGATTAAAAACAATTTTTGCAGGTATCGTTAATGTAATCATTGGTGCATTAAATGTTATGATAAATGCTTTAAATGTTTTAATATCTCCAGCAAGGGCATTAATAATTGCATTTGGTAAAGTTACAGGTAAAAATTGGAACATGAGTAATATAAAAATACCATCAATTCCAAAAGTTAGGCTTGCAAAAGGTGCAATAGTAAATAATCCAAGAAGAGGTGTTGATGTAAATATGGGTGAAGATGGTGCAGAAGTAGCATTACCACTTGAAAATAACACAGAATGGATGGACACGCTAGCAGATAAAATAGCAAGTCGTACTGGTGGAGATAGACCACTAAATATAAAAGCGACTGGTACACTATCTCAATTAATAAGATTATTAAAACTTGAACTTGATAAAGAAGATGATAGAAGAGGTGGTTCTATGATAAAAGGTGGTACAATATGATAGTATCAGATTTTTTAATAGTAGATGGTATAAAGTTTAATATTCATGTAAAAACTGGGGTTAAAAGAACCGCAGATTTTTTATATAAATATGCAAATAGACTTCAAACAGGATGGCTTGAATCTGAATTAATAGGTGTTTATTTTAACTACTCTAATATAAGTTTTGAAAAACAAACAGATAAAAACTATAATGAATATAATTCTTTGTATGATAAACTGACAGAACCAAATGAAGAACACACAATAACAATAGCAAATTTTACTTTCCAAGCGTATTTTGCTAATGTTTCTGATGAGATTTATAGTTATAAAAATGGTAGAGCATATTTTAAAAATTTAACTGTAGAATTTAAAGCAGTAGGACCAGCAAGAACATGAGAACTTATTCGAAAATAGTTTTTGGTTTGTATGATGTAACTGCAAAAGATGATGCTCAATTAACTGCAAACGACAAACAAACATTTTGTAATTTAGATGAATTACAAGAGGAAAATGTTAATGAAGTAAAATATGCTACACTTGAAAAAAATTATTTTAACCTTGATGGAAGTAAAGTTCTTTTGAATTACACTTCAAGAGCGACGGGTACGGGTTTATGGAGTAAATCAATGTCTGATAGCAAAGGTTTATTCCAAACACCACCTACGCTCGTGATTAATTTTTCACAATCCCATTCTTCAAATGGTTTAACTTTTCAATTTTCAGAAGATAATTATTGTAGTGACTTAAATATAAAATATTATAACGGAAGCACACTCATAAAAGATTTAAATTTTACGCCTAATAAGAGTACTTATTTTTGTAGTGAAATCGTTGAAAATTATAATAAGATAGTAATAACCTTTAAGAAAACAAACAATCCTTATAGATATCTTAAATTAATTAATATTATATATGGACAAAATAGAGTTTTTGAACCAAGTGAAATAACAAGTGCAAACATTTTAGAAGAAATAGATCCATTATCAAATGAAATAAGTATAAATACTTTAGAGTTTTCAATATTTTCAAGAGATGAGTCGTTTAATATGCTTAATCCTAAAGGTATATATAAACTTTTACAATCAAGACAAATGTTTAAAGTTTATGAAATGAATGACGGAAAAGAAATGGACATGGGAACTTTTTATCTTGATGAGTGGAAAAATGAAACAGAAGCAATCTCTAATATGAAAGCAATTGATTTAATAGGATTGCTAGATAAGACTACTTATTATGGTGGAATCTTTTATGATGAACAAGTAGATATAATCTTAATTAGAATTCTTGAAACTGCAAATATGGATGAACATACAATTACATTTGATGATGATAATTTAAGAAAAATTCATTTAAGTGGTTATATTCCTATCTGCACACATAGAGAGGCAATTCAGCAAGTATTGTTTTCCGCGGGATTAGTTGCTGATTGTAGTAGAAGTAAGAAGATAAAAATTTATAAACTTAAAGATTCAAATATAAAAAATATACCATATAGTAGAAAAAAGCAAGATTCAGAAACCATTGAGTTGAACGACATTGTAACTGGTGTACAAGTAACATCACATCAATACTTGTATAATACAAATACACAAGTATACTCTGAAAAGAAAGAATTATATAATGCTGATTTAGATGCAGGAGAACATTTTATTAAGTTTAGCGAACCAGTCTATGGAATAACTGTTGAAGGTGCTACATTATTGGATTTTAGTTGCGCATATGCAAAAGTAAATGTAACTACTAAAGGTAATGTTAAGATTGAGGGTTATGAATATTATCATATAACAAAAGTATATGAGTCTAAAATTGAGGTAAAGGATAATGAAAAAGAAAATGTTTTACAAGTAACAGATGCCACTTTAATAAGTGATAACAATGCTCAAGAAGTAGCAGATAGAATTCTTAATTATTATCAAAATACATATAAAATGAATGTTGATTTTAAAATTGAAGATGAATCGATTAGTGATACCGCTATTGTAGAAACATTATATAATCAAAAATTAAAAGGAAATATCAAAAAATTAGATATTGATTTAACAGGTGGATTTATAGCAAATGCATCTATTATTGGTTCACTATATGAGGAGGAAACAAATGAAAACACTGATAACGGATAGAGTTGAATTAGACATAATTGAGGCAAAAGAAAATCCATCGGCAACTGATTATAAAAAAGGAAATTATAATTTTACAGACCTTAACAGACTTGAAGAATGGTGTAGTTACTTGCAAAAGAAATTTAATGATAATGGTTATAAATTGAATCTAAATTTAAAACTAAAATATTATACCTATGAAGAGTTAAAAAAGTTTAAATACTCAGATTTAAAAGAAATGCTATTTATAGAACTAAAACACGGAAACTGGGGTATGGCAGACATACCTACATTATCCGAAATCAACAGAATAAGAGATAACATACAAACATTAAAAAATAATCTTATGACAAGAAGTACATTAACAATAGTTAAAAACAACACAATGAATTACAATCAAGCAAACATACTTGAACAAATCTTGTTTGAGTTAGATGAATTATTTACATTATATGAAAAGTCCTTACGATATTGTGGGACTTTTTTTTGTGGGGAGGAATAAATATGTATGAAAAATTAAATTTTAAAGACAGAATAGTCGAAAAGCCAAACACTTATACTGTTCAAACTAACGAAGATGGAACAGTTACATTGATACCTGCTTTTGGGAATACTTTACAAGAAGGTACTTCAATTAATCATGGTTCCATGGATCATATTGAAGAAGGAATTTTAGAATTGAATAAAAGTTTTAATAATTTCAAAACAACCGTATATGTTAAAAATAATTTTGCAGTTCTTGAAGGAACAATAACAATGCCTGAAAAAAATGATTCTAACTTGTTAGGAAATGTTACTTTCAATTATCCAACAGGCTTTACAAAAGATAATAGTGCTTTAATTTCATTAATGGGTAGTAGAATTAGAGATACTGCTTCTTCTTATTCAACATATTATCCAGCAGATACAAGTATGGCTCAAGTTTTAGGGGTAGGAAATATGTATTGTAAACTTCAAGAAAGTGGAATTACTGTTACTATATCAAAATCGGATTTAAATCAAAATTCTTATTCATCAAAAATAAAAATTGTACTTTTAAAATATAAGGATTAGAGGTGATATAAATGGGAACATATACAAAAAATTTAAAACTAGAAACACCAAGTTACACTGATAACGCTGATATACCAGCACTAGCAAAAAAGAACAATGAAATTATAGATAGTGAAATGATAAAAAGAGCAAATGGTTTAGATTATAACGAACAAACAGGAGTATTACAATTAACAGGAAATAACTCCAAAGTAGGTAGTCCTATACAAATAAAAAACAACCTACCTGTAACTTCGATGGCAAGTGGTACAGAATTAAAAGTAAATAACTATAAACAATTAATAAAGTTTACTAAAGAGGGTAAAACAGAACAGGATAGTTATACAGGAAAGAATATATTAGATTATATTACAAAATTAAATTCATCAGGTAATGGTTTAACAAATGTTATTAATGATGATGGTAGTATAACAACTTCTGGGAAGCCATCAGTTAATTATTCTCAAGTTACACAAAAAAAAGAGATTATAGATGAATTAGAAGATGGACAAACTTATACTATCTCTCAAGCAGTTGCGAATCGTGTTTTATATTTGGAAGTTGCAATAAAATCAAAAGACGGTACTTATACATATCTTTCATGCAATCTTCCAGAAAGGAAATCTGTAACTTTTACTGTAGACAAAAATGTTTATGTTTCGTATATAATAGCAATTCAAACAACTACTACTGCAACTTTTGGAAATTCGTCTTTAACAATAACTAATAAGTACATGTTGTGTAAAGGAACAGATACTGCTGATTCTTCTTTCGAACCTTATGTAGGTGCAACTCCAAGTCCTAATCCCGATTATCCACAAGAAATAGAGAATATACGAGGTGTTGAAAACATTTGGTTTGGTGGAGAATCAACAACAAATAATGGTATAACGTTTACTAAAAACGCTGATGGTTCTTATGATATTACTGGTACTGCAACTGCAGAAGCGAATTGTTTTAATTATATAAACATTGCTAATACAAAATTGAAAAATGGTATTAATTATAATTTATCTATCAACAAATTAACTAATGGCAAAGTTATTATATTAACAGAAGCATATGCTAATGAAACATGGGATAGTCATGTAATTAACGCCTTAAATACATCAAACTCTTTTTTAACAAATAAAATAATAAATATTAAAGATAATATTACACGTGTACGTTATGGTATTAGAGTAGAAAAAGGGCAAACAGTAAATATAAAAGGATTAAAGATTCAATTAGAAGAAGGTTCAATAGCACACAATTTTGTTCCAAATGGAAGTAATTATTTACAATTAGAAAATGTTGGTGAAAATATACTCAATATTGACGAAACACCATTTACCGTAAAAAAAATAACATCACAAGGTAATGTTTTATACTGGAGTGGCTATAGTGGTGTAAATGATTTTGTAAAAGTAAAAGAAAAAACTACATATAAATTTAGTTCTAATGAAGTAAATAAGGTTTGTTACATTGATTATTATGATAAAAATAAAAACTATTTATCTAGAACAGGAACTGCAGTTGATTATTTTACAACTCCAGAAAATTGTAAATATATAAAATTTGCAATAAATTTAGAGTTAATACCAACAAATGCACAGTTGAGGGAAGGAACAATTATTAAACCATATGAACCATACAAAAAAAAGATAATAAATATTGATTTAAAAGGTAATGAACTATGTTCTGATAAAGAACAAACGTTAAAAGACGAATTAATAATAGAAAATGGTAGAGCAAAGATAATTAAAAAGTATAATAAAGTTGTTTTAGATGGAACAAAAGATATAAAATATTACGGAGAATATGGTTTACATCAGTTATTTTATTATGATTTTTTGGACGATAGTAACCATAAAAATAATAATAAATCTATTGCTTTATGCAATCAATATAAATGTGTAAGTGATATAAATAATACAATGAATGCTATGAAAAATTTTGAAATGAGAGTTCGAGAAAAGGATGGGAGATTATATTGGCAAGATGACAGATATAATAACATAAGTGATATGAAATCATGGTTATCAAACAACAATATGATTATTTGCTATGAACTAGCAGAACCAGAAGTTGTTGATTTAGGTAAAGTAGATTTTAATTTAATAGAAAATAGTACATTAACTTGCGAAGAAGAATCAGGTATGCAAATAGACTATTTAACAATTTCTAGTAACATATTTGTACAAGATAGTCTAGATGGTAATTCAAGTCAAAAAGCACCAAGTGTAGATGCTATAAAAAAATACTTTGGTAAAAAGGTTTATGATAAAGATGCAAATGGATGGATTAAAATTGAGTTTTTTGATCATATAGAATACGTTTATACTACTGTTGTAAATAAAACATTTAATTCTGGCTGGGGTTATATTGACAATGTCCCATTTCCTGTCGGAGTGTCTAGCCTTGGAGATAGAATTTTAACGAGTTCTGTAATTTGTACAGATGCTGCAATTAAATTAAATGCCGGTCAATATCATAATGGTACACAAGGAATAGGAATAAATTATACTAATAGTTATGAAACTGCATTGACTAAAGAATGTATATATGATTTTAGAATTTTAGAGTATAAATAATATGTATAGTAAAGAAATAGAAGAATTATTAAAAATAAGGAATAATCTAATAAATGTAAAGGAGTATATAGAAATATGCAATAGTCCTCAAGTAGACCATGTCAAATACGACAATGGTCTTTTCTATTTGTGGACTACTGATAATTATAAATTTGTTTTAAAAATAGGAGGTAAATAATATGGAACAATTTATAGAAAAAATAACAAACATAAGTGAACCAAAAACAATATTTTTAATATGTGGTTTATTTATTTTTGCTGATGTACTTACAGGGTACTTGAAAGCATTTAAAAATAAGAAAGTAAATTCATCAATTTCAAGAGATGGATATATAAAGAAAATAGGATGGGTAATTTCTATTTTAGTAGGTTTTTTAGTAGATATGCTAGTAGGAGTAAATATTTTCTTAGTAGGTAGTGCAGTAGTATGTATTACAACAGAAGCAATATCTTTTTATGAAAATTTAGGTGAATTAGGAATAAAATTACCATTCAAAAAGTACTTTGTTAAGTTATCAAATGTTGAGGGTAACAATGAAGAGTAGAGAAAAAGAAATAAATTATTTGATTTACCTAAAAAGTAAATTAATTCAAGATACTAAAAAAGAAATAAAGCAATTGAGATTAGAAAAAGAAAATTTGTATAGAAAGAAGGAAGTAAGAAAATGAATATAATAGAAACTAATTTAAAATTTAAATCAATGAGTAAAAGACAATCAACTGATAGATTAATTTTACATCATAGTGCTTGTTCAAATTGTACTGCAGAACAAATTCATCAATGGCACCTTAACAATGGTTGGGAAGGTGCAGGATATCATTTTTTAGTAAGAAAAGATGGTAATGTGTATAGATTAAGACCAGAAGAATATATAGGTGCTCATGCATATGGAAACAATTATAATTCAATAGGTATATGTGCAGAAGGTAATTTTGAAAATGAAACAATGCCAGAAGCACAGAAAAATAGTTTAATTGAATTAGTATCTTATTTAAAAGGAAAATATGGAATAAGTAAAGTACTAAAACATTCAGATGTTAATAATACTGCTTGTCCAGGCAAAAATTATCCTTTTAATGAAATAGTAAATGGAAAAGTAGAAGAAAGACATGAAGTATCAGGAATAATCGCTGATATACAAAGTAAATTAAATTCAAAATATGGTTATAATATAGCGGTAGACAACATTTATGGTGTTGATACTCATAAGCACATGGTAATGGCACTACAAACTGAATTTAACAAGCAATTAGGCTCAAAACTTGTAATAGATGGAATATTTGGTTCAGCAACAAAAAGAGCGTGTCCTGTGCTTAAAAATGGTATGAGTGGTAACATTACTTGGTTAGTACAATCAATGCTATTAATCAAAGGTTATAGTGTTGGTAATTCTAGCAATGATTCAATTTATGGTAGTGGTACAATTAGTGGTGTAAAAAGTTTTCAATCAAAAAATGGTTTGGTTGTAGATGGATTATGTGGATCTAATACTTTCGAAAAATTATTTAAATAAAATAAACCTATCTTTTTACAGATAGGTTCTTTTTTTGTATAAAAAAACTATTAAATATCATAATATATAATGGGTTTAATATTGACAAATATAAAAAAAATGATATACTAAATAACCCAACAAAAGGCAAACAAATGTAAAATTTTTCAAAAACTATTGAAAAATTGAAATTCCTTTTGTATAATTAGGATAGATAATAAGGACAGATTTCATTATTATCTCCTTGAAAAAAAAGAGATATATTTATTCGGTTTAGATGTATCTCCACATTTTAATTTTTTTTGTAAAGGCACCTAGTTCATAGGTGCTATTTTTTTATGATTACAGATGTTGCAACTATCAATAGTAGAATAACTACTAAAATTAAGAATGTGAATATTAAATATTCCATTATTAGAAATTTTTATATGATTATATGCTTTCATCTTATCACCTCCTAAACATATAATGCCGTGGAGGTAACACCTAGTAAAAATATATCTCTGAACAAATTATATAATATTCCAAAGTAAAAGTCTACATAAAAATTATAAATTTTGTTGTTTATTATCAAAAAAAGTAATTAAATAAAAAATGCACAATGATTGTGTAAAAAGTCTACTTAAAACTGGAAAATGCACAAAAAAGTACGATTATTGTGCAAAATTAAGACCTATCGAAAGATAGGTTCTTTTTTTATTAATAAATATAATATTCTTGATTTATTATTTCATCGTTATCATTATATTTGATTTTTTCTACAAATTCAAAATACTCAATTTTTTGATTTTCAGACACTTCAACTTTTATATAATAAGTTTCTTCTTTATTTTCTTCATCGTATTCTACATTTGTATTATTTTCTGATCTTAATATATCATCTTCCCAATCTATAATATTTTCAGAATAATATCTATCAAATTTTTTACTAAAATATTTACCTAATTCTTTTCCTAATTCCTCATAACTAATTTTTTTCATTGTTTATCGCTCCTTTTAAATCTTTAATTGCATTTCTTAAAAAATCTGCATTTGTTAAATTATTTTGTTTTAATAGTTTATTTAATTCTTCTTTTTCTTCTTTTTTTAAACTAACTTTAAATATACTATAATGTTGTTTATTATATTCGTTAATATATTCTTTCTGGTTAAATTTATTCATCGTTTCTCCTTCCTCGTAAATTAATAATATCACATATAGTACTATATGTCAAGCACAATGGTAAATATTTCCAAGAAATTATTTAAAAAAATATGGTATATATAATATAGAGGAAGTAAAGCAGTATGATTATAGTAGTAGTTGAGGACAATAGCATATTAAGAGAAAGAGAAATAGAAGCAATAAGAAAAGCATTAAAAGATTATGATTATAAAATAGTTGAGTATTCTGATTTTACAAAAGAATTAAAGAAATTAATTCAAACACCAGATTTTAAAATTTATGTATTAGATATAGAATTACAAAATTCATCAGGAATAGATATAGCGAACTACATTCGTGATTATGATGACACGAGTGAAATTATTATGTGTAGTTTTCATAACGAATTAGAATATAAAGTTTTAAAAAGTAAACTTAAAATTTTAGATTTTGTTTCAAAATATGATAATGCATATATAAATTTAACTAATTTAATCTTGGAAGTGTTTAATAAAAATTCTAGAAAAGTATTGAAAATAACAGATAAAAATACTATACTTTTTATTGTTATAAAAGATATATTATATATATCCAAAGAAAAGAACACACGAAAGTGTGTCATAAAAACATTTAACAATGAGTATCTTGTAAATAAAAATTTAGAAGAGATAAAACAAGAATTAAATTCAGATTTTATACAAGTGAGTAGAAATTGTATAGTTAATCAAAATAATGTAGAAGAATATAATTTTAAAGATTCTAAAATTAAATTTAAAAATGGTGAAGAAATAGATGTAGTATTGAAATCTTTCATAGAAAAAATAAAATTTTAATATTTTTTACAAAAAACGACAAAATATTACTATTAATCCTGATATTATATTTCGCTCGAGGGGGAATATAATATGTATAAAATATTGAATGAAAAAGAAAGAAAAGTATTTATAAAGAAGTATTTTAAAGAATGGGGTAATGATATTAAACAAGTAACATTAATCGATAATGGTAGAGTAAAGGAGTACCTTATAAATGAACACTATTTATATATAATTAAAAAGTAAATTTTGTACTCCAAAAATACTCCGAAGTATGCGGTGTATGTGAGAAAAGTAGAGAAAATTAATAGTATATATAACGAAAAATGTAGGATAAAATATCAATTCTACCACCTCACCTGCTCCATTGAGATGATTACTCACACAAAAGTGTGAGTTTTATTTTTATAGAATATGTTATCTTTACTGTTAATAAATAGTTAAAATGTGAAATAATTAAGTTAGTACATAATTATTGATAATATGTGCTAAAATTTATTCAACAAGTGAGGATATTTTTGTTAAAATTTTTAAATCTTTCTATCAAATATTCCATTAGATACTTAGTCGAACTTTTTGGTTCGATTTTTTAATATATTAATTTACAACGGTTTAATTCATTAATGATATTTATATATTTGAATATATAAAATAGGTATTGACTAAATTTTAGAAAGTATATTATGTATTTAATTTTAAATATATAAGTATTTTTTTAATTGTTTTATTATTCAATGTATAAATTAAGATAGAGCTAAAAAACTAGATTAAATTGCTAAATAAGTAATTTTCATCAACTTATTTAATATTGGTTACAAAAAAATAATGGATATTTCTATCCATTAATAAATATATGTATTTAGGTGCAATCGATTTTTTTGATACACCTAAACTTTTATATTTAGCTGTTTTATTTTTTATAAAATCAATTGGTTCTCTTTGAGTAACTTAATTGCAAATATATTGATTTTGTGAAATTACATCATTTAATCTTCGATTTTTTTATTAACTTGTTCACATGCTTCAAAAAGTATGGATATATAATAAATAATTGTCTCAGTAGGTATATCTATAGAATTATTTGCTATAATATTTGTTATACCAGTTTCTTATTAAGTTAGTTTATACTTTTCATGTGGGCATGGATACGTATCACAATCTTTCCATATCATTTAACAGTGGTAAATTTCATGAATAACTTGTCCATTAGGTTAAGTAACAAAATCTTCTGGAATAATATTTCTTTCATTGTGGTCGATGAATTCCAAAAGTTAACATAAATATAAAATTTTTTGCTTTTGATTTCTTTAAAACATATTTTCAAGTATTTTGTGCATTTGTTCTATTAATAATGCTATTTACTGCTTAATAACATCTCAGTATTTTTCTAGATTGAATGGTAAAAAACATCTTATTTATTTTCTGTATTTCTTGGTGGTTTTAATTTCTTTGTTAAGGAAGGGTCACTCTGTTCTTGTGCATTATTTTGTTTGTATGCACCGAATATTCTTTTTAATGTTACTTTTGGAACCATTATTCTTGATAAAAGCTCAACATTATGCTCATTACACATTAAGTAATGTTTACTCACCTGATTCATTGTTTCAATTAATACATAATTACTTGTTTTCATAAATTTTTCTTTTGATACATAATGTTTTACATAAAATGCCATTTCTGGTTTTAGTTCAATAAATTCAATTGCTTTTTGTAACATTTTTGGTGTTTCAGAATAATATGATAAGAAACAACTGGCGTCATAGTCCAATTTTGCTAGTTCATAATCCGAATAAATACTTGTCATCAAATCAAAGTCTTCTAATCTATTTGAAAAATTTGTATTTTGTATTAAATAATTTAATTTTGCGGTTGTTGCCTCATTATATTGATGACCATTACAGAAATTTATAAGTTCTAATTGCTTATTATCTGCATATTTATATGTGTTGTATTCAAATGTATCTAGATTACCTTTTACAAATAAGTTTTCTAACATGTATTCTGAGTATCCTTTATATTCTTTTTGTCTCTTACACATTTCTCTATATTTTAATTTAAATAAACTTGAGAATTTTTGTGAATATTTTTCCTTTTCCTCGTCTGATAGATTTTTAATACTTTTATCAAAATTTACAAATATTTCTCCAAATCTTTTGATTTTTTCTATGTAGTCTTTAGTATCAAATTTAGATGATATAGATTTATCTAAATACTGAAGTCTTAGAAGATAATTTTTTTCAAATTTAACATTCGCATCTAGCATCTGTTGTAATAAATCCACATTATCATAATAAAGAGCTGTATAGTATAAAACTAATGAAGTTCTTACTTTCTTATTTTCTCTTTCATCAACGATTGGTAATAGAGTATAAATTAGATTACCTTGTGTATTTATTTGCAAATTTTTAAAGTTTGAATTAATCAAATCTTTTAATACAAGTTTCATTTTTTCATCTGTTTGTTTTTCTAATTCTGATTTTAATTTTATGTTTTGTTTTACTGTATTTTTTATTTCGTTCAAAGTTCCTAATACATAAACATCAATAAAATCATTTTTATTTGTTATTTCCAT